CATTTTGTACAGGGTGGTAACAATAGTCTTACTACTACTCGTAGAGAAATGATCTTTATTAATATGCTTCAAGGACTGCATCCTAAAGAAGCAGAAGTTCTATGTCTTGTAAAGGATAAAGATCTTGAGAGTAGGTATAAGATTTCAATAGATCAGGTTAAGCAAGCATATCCGAATATGACTTGGGGTAATCGCTCATGACTGTAAACGTTGGTGGTAAACGAAGAGGACGAGGAGCAGAAGCAGTGGCAGCACAAGAAAATAAAGAAGAACAAAGTAAGATTAATCCTTCTGATTACTCTTGTGAAGTTATCCTAGAGAAAACTACTCCAGAGAAGGCAAATGATAGGAAACTTCCTACCGATGCTTTTAATGTCTTTTATGTTGTGGATGGGGAGGAGCGATTAGATGTAACTCGCTCCGGTAAGATGGTAAATGTTTTTGATTTATATTATACTAAGTATGGAAAAGATTCTATTAAGAGAATAGATTATGGACAAGGAACCGTAAATCCTAGTCAATGGGGTTATAAAGAACCACCAAAGAAAAAGAGGAGAAAGGGATGAAGGACGAAGTTAGAGATCAACTGAGGCAGAAGATTCAGGAGGTTATTAAGGATGAGATCCAAGAAGGGATTAATGATTACATTGATTCTGGTAATGCAGAAGGATTTGGTAAGGATGATAAGTTAAATGTTAGAATTTCTAATGATGAAGTAGATAAGATTATTAGACAATATAAGAAAGAAACTAAACGTAGGAAATCTAATCTTTTCCAAGC